CAAAAAAGTTTATAAAAAAAACAGGAATTACACGTAGAACCCTCTACAATGTTTTAGATGGAAAGGATATGTACCTTTCCGTTGCTGTAAAAATAGAAGATTCAACAGCAGGACTTGTCACTTGCAGAGAATTATTTGATGATGAAAAACATCTCCTAAGAGAACAAGAAAAGGCTAAAAAAAAATTAGCCAAAAAAAAAGAAGTGTTGCCAACAAATTAATTTTTGTTAAAGATATCATTAAGAAATTAATTAAAAGAAAAAAAAAGGGCTAGAAACTTATCTAGCCCGCTGAGGATGCATATTAATTATATTTCATAATCTTCATTGAAATCAAGTAAATTTATGATTCAAAAGTTATATCCTTACACAAGTCCTTATCCGCCTGAGCCTTACTTTGATCTCATCTTGAAAAACTGCCCTAAAGCTGCACTTTTATATAAGAAATTGTGGAAAGAAAGAAACTCAGACTTTACAGTCGTGCTTGACAAAGAACGTGTACATACTGAAAATGTAAGCACTAAAAGATTTAGACATAATTTAAAACTACTACTTGAAGAGGGGATGGTCAACTTTTATGAGGATGATTATTATTACAATATAGAATTGCTTGGCTGGAAGGATGATGATGAATAACACACACAGAAATGAACATGTATGTTTTCATTGTTATCAAACTATTATAAATAATATAGGAATTCATCCAGCTTATCTGTGGGAACAATCTTGTTTGTATACTTGTAGTAAACTAGCTTTCGTTTTTGACATTCTTTGGTTAGAGTTTTTTGAAGATTTAGAAAAAAAGGGTTATATATCGTTATTTGAATTATCTCCTAAGTCTTTTGCTATAAAAGCTAACGGATATAAAGAAATTTTAAGAAAAGGAAATTTCATAGGTTATTTTTGCATAGGAAATCATGATAAAGAAATGATTACTCAATAAAAAAGCCAAGTCTTTCAACTTGGCTTAAGATTCTTTCATCATGCATGTCCACATGCTAAACGGACTAACAGATAAGCTTAATTTATATGAATCAAATATTATATTCAACCAAAATAGAGAAAAGATGGATTTAATTCCTGCTAATCACACTCCATTTCCTAATATAATAATAGAAACCCAACTGTCTAAACTCAATGAAATAGATTTAAAAGTTCTTCTTGTAATGTACAGATTGACTTTTAAGATTTATTTTTGGCCTTACAAAGCAACAATTCATAAAATCATTGAGCTTACAGGGTTAAAAATAGATAAGGTGGACAGAAGTCTTAAAAAGCTTCTTAAAAAGAAAATCCTATTTTCTTGCAAAGAAATGGTAGGATCACATGAAATTGAATGCTATTATACAAATATTGCAGATTTTATAAAACCAAAAAACCCTAGTCGAAACTAGGGTTCTTCGATAGAATTAAAACGCTCAGATGTTTTAATCCTATCAAGTTTCTGAATTAGAATCAAATAAAAGAAAAAAGTTGATAGGAAAAAATCATGAGTATCATTCGCGTTTCACACAATAGAGATAATCCATATGTAATGATCAATAAAAAAGGTCTTGAAGACGTTAATATGTCTTGGGCGGCTAAAGGTTTATGGAGTTATCTTATGTCTCGTCCCGATGACTGGGAAATTTCAATTGCTCATTTGAGTTCAATATATAAATTTAAAGGCGGTGGAGAAAAAGCTATTTATAGCCTTCTTAATGAACTTATTGAAGAAGGTTATTGCATTAGAACTCAACCCAAAAACTCAAAAGGTGTTTTTGAAAAAACTAGTTATACTTTATTAGAATTCAAAAACAAATTACCGCACAGCCCTCAACGGGACGCGGTTGAGCGGGACGCCGTTGAAAGCTCTCTAACTAATAAAGAAGTTTTACTAATAAAAGAACTACTAACTACTCACGAACCGGAGCCGCCGCTTCCCGAACTTCCCGATATAGTTCCATCGCAAGAAGTAGTAGTTTTTTTAGATGCAGATAAAAAAGAAAAAATAAACAGCTTGCAAAAACTTAAACTCAAAGACGAAACTATCGCCAAATGCTTGCGTTATTCCCTCGAAGAAATTAACGTTGCAATTGAATGCTGTTTAAATGCCGATGGTAAAATCGAAAACATAGATGGCTACCTATGGTCTGCCTTGTCAAAGAAATGGCAGCCAAAGCAAAGCAAATCAAAATTAGAGGCATTGGCAAAGAAGGAAGTAGAAGAAAAAGAGATTTTGAAGAAAAAACTCAAACTACAAGTCGAAAAACTTTATGAAAAATTTAAACCCCTCTTTAAGAAAAATAAAAATTTCTCTCCTTCTGCTGAATATTTTTATATCAACGGGGAATGTTACAAATACGATCAAATATCATTGAAACTTCTTAATGATTATTGCAAAAAAAACTTCGATGAAATCGAACTGAAAAATGTTAAAAAATATTCAGAGATAGCAAAAAAAATAATTGAACCTTTAAAAATACACTTTTCTCAACATAAAGTTATGCTCTTTGACAATGGATTTTCTATCTGTAAAGGGTTTCAATTGTTAGGAAATTATGAATACAACCAACAAGACATCGAAATTTTAAAAAAATGGTGCAAAGAAACTTTTACCCAAGAACCTTTATGCAAAGAAACTCAAAAAGCTCAAATGAGGATCGCTTAACAAGAGTTATATTTTCATCTAACAAAACAATCGAAATAGGATCATTTAGCGATAATGTAGAACAAAAAACTTATAAAGATAAAGTTAGAAATTTAGCTGAAAAATATGTTGATTTTCTAATAAATCAAACACAAATAGGACTTTTTCAAAATTGCTTTTTTATTTCAGAAAATATAAACGGTTTCAAATTCACCAAATTTTATACATATTCAAAAGAAAATGTAGATGTTTTTCGGAAATACTGCAAAAAATTAGAAAAAAAATTTAAAAAAGGATGAAAATATGCAAGAAAATGAAGGAATAACTTCACCTAAACCAAATAAATTTATATACCAAATATTTGAGAATCCCGATACTTTTCATCAAGACGAAAAAGACTATTTCTACCTCTCAGAAAAAACTAACAGAATTTATAACAAATTAAGAAAAAATTTCAATTTTCAATTAATGGAAAAAATAGATGAAGCACAAATTTCACGCAAAACCGACAATAATTGATGACATCCGCTTTCACTCAAAAAAAGAAGCTACCCATTACGGACATCTAAAACTATTGCAAAATTCGGGAGAAATACTCTTCTTCCTTATGCAAGTTCCATTTCATCTTCCAGGTAAAGTAAAATACCTTCTTGATTTTCTCGTATTTTATTCCAATGGAGATATAGAATTCATAGACGTAAAAGGTATGAAAACACCTACTTCTAATATAAAAATCAAACAAGTCGAGCAAATTTATGGAATCTTTATAAAAATGATATGAAATTAAGATATTTTCATCTATCATCATTATGAAGGATATCGGACTCCTCTTTAATTCACTCCTAGTTATATCGATGTTTCTAGGAGTGTTTATTTTACCTGATAGATCATCATATCTCTTATTCTATCCATTTCCTCCCTTATTTTAATCAACTCCTTCCCCAAGCTGCTAAGCATAGAAAACTGACACCTCCTTTGTTTATCTAAACTTAATTGCATCTCTTCCATTTGTTTTTTCATAATAGATAGGTCGTCATACTCTTCAAAAAAATCTAATTGAATGTCCATAATTAATCCTTGTAAACAATTTTATTTAATTTAATATTATTGACTTTATTGCAACTTATATTGTACATTTTTTGTATTAAAATAAAAGAAATTAATCATGCAAATTGATAATCAAACTAACTACTCCGATGATGATAAAGGTATTTCCGAAGTGCTCGACATTATCGATAAATATAACTTAAACTTCAATCTCGGACAATCTATCCGATTCATCCTTAGAAAAAATACTCCCGAATTAAAACAACTCGATTACGTACGAGCCCTCAGCTTCTTACATAGAGAAATTAAAAAAATACCCTAAATTTAAAAAAAAATATTTACACCTTATCCTTAAATTTCATAGTATCAATCTGAAATCAATATTCTTTACCTACTATGAAAAAATACGAATTAAACGTTTCAGAATATAAACATATGAAAACCATCGCTAATGCCAATAAAAAATGGTTAGCAAAAAAATATGTAGACCCTGAACAAGAATCGTATAAAAAGAAAATGAATAGATTGAGAAAAGCCTTTAATATAGATAATTTAACCCATGAATAAAAAAAACGGTAGACCCTTGGCTAATATCGATTGGCAAAAAGTTAACGAACTTCTTGAAGGAGGTTGCTCGGGTGTAGAAATATCGGGTTTTTTAGGACTCGCCAACTCCACTTTATATGAAAGATGCTTAAAAGATAATAAAATATCTTTTACAGAGTATTCATCCAAATTCTATTCAAAAGGGGATGCTTTAATTAGAATGGCTCAATTTGAAAAAGCTTTAGGTAAAAAAATCGAAGGCGATAACACTCTTCTTATTTGGCTTGGTAAAAATAGATTAAAACAAAAAGATAAAGAAGAAGAAATATCTCCCCTTGTTCAAGAAAATATCAATCTCCTTAAGCAAGCCAGTGAAATCTTCACTCAATTTCAATCCGCATCAAACCAAGCTTTAATCAATAATAGCAATGACTCTATTTCAGAGTGATTGACATAACTATACTTAGCTGCTTCGGGAAGTTGTCCATATATTGATATTAAATCATCTAAAGACTGTCTTAAACTTTCTTTAGTTTGTTTTTCATATCCCATAAAATCATCCAAAGACTCTTTTAAACTTTCTTTAGTTTGTTTTTCATTGTCCATAGGATGCCTATTTTTAAGTTTTTTATATCCATAATCTTTTTTTTATGTTAAATAAAAGATTATGAAAGAGATATTTTCACCTAAACAGCTTGAATTTATGCAGAATGCGAAGGCAACATGGAATATTGCCTATGGAACGGTAAGAAGCGGTAAAACCGTCGCCACTACTTACTTATTCATGCAAGAATGCATAAGATGTCCAGATTCAAAAATATATATTGTTGGAAATACTTTTCATACTGCAAAAAGAAACGTAATCGATCTTATTTTAAATTCTAACGAATTGTCAATGTTTAAACCTTTTGTTACGTGGTCAGGCAAAAAGCTATTTTTTCGTACCGATACGGAAACCATTAAAGAAATCACCATCTTAGGCGCAAAAGATGAGGGTTGCTTGCCTAATTTTCAAGGTGACACCTATTCTTTAGTCTATTGCGATGAGATCACGACTTACCCTATTTCTATCATAGAAATGATAAACAGCCGTTTAAGCAAAAGCTATAGCAAAGCTTTAACAACGTGTAACCCTACCTATCCAGATCATATAATTAAAAAATGGATTGATAATTATGAAATACATGGTGACAAAACTTACTACTCTTTACGCTTCTCAATTGATGACAACCCTTTTATACCCACATCCTATAAGGAAATGTTGCGTAACAGCAGCTCTGGTATCTTTTATAAAAGAAATTACTTGGGACATTGGTGCATGGCAGAGGGTGCAATCTATGAATGTTTTGATAAAGACATCCATGTTAAAGAACGCGCGCCTAGAGCCGCTGAATATTGGATTTGCGGTATCGACTACGGGGCCTCAAATCCTTTTGCCGCTGTCATTGTCGGCGTTTCAACGGGTATTGCGAATCAATCGGGTAAGTGTTTATGGGTTGAAGATGAATACTATTGGCCGCACAAACAGAAAAGACAAAAAACTAATAGCGAGTTAGCGGAAGACTTTGAAAGATTTATAGCCAATTATGGCATTAAAAATATTTACATCGATCCTAGCGCAGCGGCTTTTAAGACCGAGCTGAGAAAAAGAGGCATTCCTTGTACCGATGCGGATAACGATGTGTTTAATGGCCTTTCCTTTACCGTATCTGAAATGCGTAAAGGTAATTTATATGTACTTGAGAACTGTAAGAATACCATTAGAGAGCTTGAATCTTATGTCTGGGATGATTCCAAGGCTAAAAAAGGCGTTGATGCTCCTTTAAAGCAAAACGACCATCTTATGGATGCTTTAAGATATTGCATATATACGCATAAAGTTCAAACGTATCAACCTTACCAAAATCCTAAATCAGCGGAAGAATATTTAAATAAAAGATTTATGCCTACTCCTAAAAGATTGTTTTAAATGCACTTTTAATGAGAAAGATGTTGCATAAATAATCGTTTTTCGTTTATGATTAATTCACAAACAAAAACAAGGAAAAAAGCATGTATATATCAGAACGTGAATTAGAAATAGAGCAATCAAATTTAATTTCAGAAGTTTACCAATGTTTTGAAGATAAAGAAGTTAGAGATAATTTCATTAAAATAATAGATTTAATCGAATTGTTTAAACATGGTTATGATGAAAATCTTATATATAAAGTAGTAAAAAAACTACATGATATAAAATATTTTCCTAACTACTGTGTACATGATGTTTGTATATTATTTTTCTTATTATTTGATTACGAGTTCGAGCCTGTATTAAATTTGGCAGAGAAGTTAAATATAGAAAGTAAGCACATGTATGCTTTCAACAATAAAATGTCAGAATTAATGATAGAAATGTGCAAATACTCTGATGACAGACGCTACTATGAAGACTAATTAAATAACTTATCTTGATATAATTAAAAAAATTATTTACTCTATATCTTTATGATACGGAGTAAATAATGTCATTTTATTATCCTCCCTGGGAAAGCTCTTTAGAGCCCAATCAGGGAAATGTAAGACAATGGTTAGATAATTTATACAGCAAATTTCAACCCATAGAGCAAGCTCGTTGGATTGAATCACAAAGAGATTCTCTTTGTTATGCCGGTTGTCACAATTATTTAAATAGTAACTATAACTTTTCTAATTACCAAAATTCCGACCAATATTTTTTTAACTTAGTACAACAGCCTGTTAATATGGTTACAGGATATGAAAGACAACATAGAAAGTCTTTTATGTATCAAGCTACTGAAGGCGCAGATAATAAAACTACTGATCAATATACTAAATTAATTACTCACATTTGCAGCGCAGGGGATGTCCACGAGAAGAAAAGCAAAGCTAAAGAATTATCCGCTATTTCAGGCATGGTTTTATTACAACCCTATCTAGATTATACAGGAGATGATTTGTTGCAAGGCGAGTGTAAAATTAAAATTTGGGAATTTAACAGCTTTCTTACTGACCCTTATTTTCGAATGCCTGATATGTCCGATGCAAATTGGATATGGTGTCAAGAATATATCAGCAATCAAGAAGTAAAAGAAAGATTTCCTGATTATAAAAATCGCATTCAACCTATGGCTGGAACTCCTCAAACTTATGGATCTTTCTATTTTCTTCCTGAAAATTATAACATGAGTAGAAATGATTTATCGGTTTTGTCTTACGTATGGTACAAATGGAAGAGAAAAAAAAACCGTTTATATAGTAGAAAGCATAACTTATTCTTTGATTATGCAGGAGGACAAGAAAAAGAAGACCAACTTCTAGCTAATATTCCCGATCTTGAAAAAGTAACCGTAAATACACCGTGCTGGAAAGTAGCCGTTATTTTAAATGATCAACTTATGTTTCAAGGTTATAACCCCTTGGGATTCACATCATGCCCCATGATACCGTATTTTTGGAATTATGACCCTCATCTTAATTACTATAATTTAAGGGTAAGAAGTCTTGTAAGACCCATGAGATCGGCTCAATTTCTCTTTAATCATAAAGTCATACAAAATAATGATATTGCCGAAGCTACAATTAATGCCGGATGGAAAAGAAAAATCGGTGCTGTTGCTAACGAAGATAACCTTAAAAAAAGCGGACAAGGCTATGATATTATCATTAATGATGGTTATGAACTTACTGATTGTGAAAAAATAATCCCTAGTGCGGTACCTGAATCTGATTTAGCTTTAGCTCAGCAAATGTCGGATTTAATATTTCAAACTAGTGGTGTAAATTTAGAAAACTGGTCAGGGCAGCAAGATAAACAAATATCTTCATTAACAGCATTAATAAAACAAGCCGCCAATTTAATGGTATTTCAAAAGTATTTTGACCAATGGGACTATTCAGACAAGCTTTTAGGAGATAAATTATTACAAATTTTTTTACATAATTGGAATTCAGAAAAGATAGCTTTATATATAGGAGAAGAACCTACACCATTTTTTGACTCAGGGATATTTGTTAAATATAAGACGATAGTTGAGGAAGCTGATTTAACTCCCACTCAGCAAAACTTGCAAGCTCAACAAATGATGGAAATAAATCAACAATTCGGTCGAGAAGTCTTTCCACCTTCTAAAATTATACCTAAGCTTAACATTACCGGAAAAGCTGAGATTATTCAATTCCTTGAGCAGCAAGAACAGCAAATGCAAAAAATGCAAGAAGAGCAACAACATATTCAACACATGTCAGAAGATGCCAAGATTAAAGAACTTTACGCAAGGGCTACGGCTCATATTGCTAATGCTAGAGAAGATCACAGTCGTGCAGAAAGCAATTTAGGACTTTATGAAGAACGCTTAAGCATGATTGAAAGAAATAGGTCTATGTCTCTTAAAGAAAAACAAGAAGCATTAAGTAAATTGCTTGAAAACATACAAATGTATGGTGAAATGAATACTCTAAATCGACAAGCTGAACTTGATCAAGAAAATTCCGAGCAAAAAATAGATGAAGAAAGGGAAAAGCAAGATGTAGAAAAAAGAACGGGCGCAAACAAATTTTTAGCTGAAATAATGGGTAAGGGTATGCCTATGATGGCGGCGCCATTAGATCAATCAGGTCAAGAAGATAGGCAAAATGATGTGCAGCCTGAAGAAGAACAACAACAACAAATGATGTATTGAAATAAATTCATTTCATCCATTATGTTAATTTAAAAGAGGCAATTATATGGCAGACAGTCAAAAAATGGGGAAAGCTATGTCAGGCGGAAGAAGAATAGATGATCATTCTTTTTGGGCAGGTGGAAAAGGAAAAGATTCAATTGCACCCGATGGAACTAAAACAAAAGTTATTTCAAATGCAGAAGGTTCGGGAAGTCTATCAAGCTATGAAGATACTGAAGAAGCGATTAAATCTTCTCAAATGATGGCTAAAAAGAAAATTCATTCTAATCCTAGAAAATCAGATATGAGAAATTAATCTTGAGTTGCAGTGGTTTTTTTTTGTTTTTTCCTTGAAATTGTACCACTGCAACCCTTTTTATTTAATAAATTCAAATTACGCGGGAGCGGTTTGAATTTTACGAGAAGCTAAACGCTTCTCGTTTTATTTGGAGACTAAATGATAGATATAGAATTCCCTGAAAATATTAAAGAATGGTATCCTTTTTCAAATGCAATTGTTTCTACACAAATGGATTTTATTAATTTATGTGATTCTTTATTTGATTTTTTATTTTGGGCTTTTGGTAAACACGAAATTACCTATATGAAAATGTATGAAGCTTGGAATAAATTACATCCTGAGTATTTATTGAATGAATCCGATGAAATTTATGAGTCTTTATGTAAAATGAATTACATATACAAAAATATTTATTTGAAATCCGTAGATAAGGTGGATTAAATGCCGAATATAGAATTTCCTGAAAATATGCACTCATGGTATCCTTTTAAGGGTCCAGTGGGTGCAACACCGCAGGAATTTTATGAATTGTTTCAATTTTTAACGTGGGCCTTTGGTAAATTCGACCCTACTATTGAAAGATATGAAGCTTGGAATAAATTACATCCTGAATATTTATTCAGTGAATCCGATGATGTTTACTTATCGCTTTGTAAAATGAATTATATATACCACAATATTTATTTGAAATCTGTAGATAGTATGTAAAGGCACTTTTATGCAACATAAGGTCTATTATCAGACGCTAATTATTAATTTAAAGGAATTAGAATGAAAATACCCATACAAAAAAAAAGAGATGTGGAAGATCTTTTAAAATATATTAGTAGTGAGATGAATGATTTAGGAATTTATGGAGCTGGCGGAAATTATAACGATGATGGCATAGGAATTATTATATATAAAGGTTCTAAATCAAAGATAAATGCAATAAAATTATTATTAGAGTCTTTTTCGGATCAATTTGTTACGGATTTGTAATACAATTTTTAAAGATTAATAATGAAATTACCAAAAGAAGAAAAAAAGAAACCTATTATGAGTACAGAAAAATAAAAAACTCGACTTGCATATCTAGAGATGCAAATGGAAGAGAATGAAAATTATATTTTAGATAAAGCATTTGAAATATTTTTTGAAATAAAAGTACCTGTTGTTTCTATTTACAATGATTACGGGCAGGCTTTTATGATGATGTTCTATGCAAATAAAGAAGATGAAAAAGAAATTGTAGAATTCATATATAAAATACAAAAAAGGAATGTAAAATGAAAAAAAAATCAAAAAATGTAATAGATCCACCTGTTAAAGGAAAAAAAATTAAATCTCCTTTTGATTTCGAATCTCCTCCCTATGATGAAAGAAGTAGTGTTTATATTAATGCAGGAACGCATCAAGGATTAGGTAAAACTCAACCTGTAGGTCACATGGGAAATGCTAAAGAAACATGCCGATGCTTACCCCAACAAGCTAAAACCATATTCGAAAATAATGGTGATAGGAAAAATATAAAAATGGATATTCAAGATTAAATGAAAACAAAAAAACTAACTACTCTTAAGCCGCCGGGAACTAATAAAACCGCTCATACTGCTAACACAAAATTTGTTATGGGCGACAGTTATGGAACAGGTATAAAGAACAATGTTGGAAAAGCTGTCGACATTACCAACTACCCTAAAATTAAATCGAAAAAGCCCCCCAAAAAATTGGCATAATGGATATATTGTTTTTAGCAATAAGTATTATTATTTTTTGGTTTGTGTTGAAATTTTTAAGCAAAACATAAAAAAATTATGAATGTTATAGATAAAATTCCTGTGTGGGGTAAAGTCTTACCCGAAGCGTTCAACCAAATGAAAGAGGCGATGAAATATGAAGCTGTGTATGGCGCTCTCATGGCTGACCACCATATCGGTTATAGTGTGCCCATTGGTGGCGTTATTGCTTATGAAGGAAAAATCTGTGTTAATGGTGTCGGTTTTGATATTGCCTGCGGTAACAAGGCTGTGCTGTGCGATTGCGATGCGGATAAACTTAAAGCGAACATTTATCGAACAATGAATGAAGTACAAAAACATATCTCATTTGGGATGGGTAGAAAAAATAAAGAAAAAATTGAACATGAAATATTCGATGACAATATATGGTCTGAATTGGAAGTTTTGCGGAATCTTAAAGATAAATCAGCAGATCAGTTTGGTACCGTTGGTAGTGAAAACCATTACGTGGATATCTTTACGGATGAGCTTAATAGGGTTTGGATTGGCGTTCATTTTGGGAGCCGCGGCTTGGGACATAGTATTGCGACATATTTCATAAAAGCGACAGGAGGAAAAGATGGAGTCCACGCAAAACCGGTGGTTCTTGATGAAAATTCAGACCTCGGAGTCCAGTATATTAAATGCATGGAGCTCGCTGGTCGATATGCATATGCGGGGAGAGATTGGGTTTGCAATAGGGTTGCAACTATACTTCGAGCTAATATTAAACAAGAGATACACAATCACCACAATTTTGCATGGAAAGAAAGACATTTTGATAAAGATATGTGGGTCGTTCGAAAAGGAGCAACACCTTCTTTTAAAGGTCAAAAGGGCTTTGTTGGGGGCTCTATGGGAGATATATCATTTATCTTGGAAGGAATTGAATCCCCTGAATCCAGAACCTCCTTGTTCTCCACTGTTCATGGAGCAGGCCGTTTGCTTGGAAGAAATCAAGCCAAAGGAAAAAAGTGTCGAAAAACAGGAAAAATTATCACCGAAGGAATTGTTAAAAGAGAAGAACATGACGCATGGATTAAGAAAGCGGGTGTGGAGCTCCGAGGTGGAGAACTTGACGAATCCCCATACGCCTACAAAAGAATTGAACAAGTGATCGAAGCGCATAATGGAACGATAAAAATTCTACACACTCTTTTTCCAATAGGTGTTGCAATGGCAAGCGAAAAAGAATATGATCCCTACAAAGATTAGAAGATCATTTCGTAGAAAAATACTAAAAGTTTATTTTAAATTGGAGTTTATATATGGATTTTTTTGAAGCAATGAAGCATATGAAAGAGGGTAAAAAAGTAAAACTGAAGTCTTGGTCTAAAGATAGGTTTATAGGAATTAAAGAAGATAGATTTAAAGTTTTTGGAAAAGAAAAGGTTGAATATTCGGTGTTAGATTCTACCGAGATGGACTTATCTCCCGTTATTCCATTTTCCATTTTAGTAAAAAAAGAATGGGAATTATTTAAGGAAGATGAGAACCTTTAATTGTTTTTTCTTCTTCTGTTTCTTCACAAAAATGGCATAATAGGTTTTTAATTTGTTTTAGTCTAACTTCCATACTAAAACATGCTTCCCAATTTGATTTAAATTTTGTTTTATGAATAAAATCAAGGAGATCTTCAATTAAAGCTAAAGTAGCTTTTAAAGGTAACTCCTTGTGATTACAATCATCTTTTATAGCTTCTTCACTAAACCAAGTAGCATTTTCAAATTTTTTAAGAATAGAAAATTTTTTTGTTAATTCTTCTTTAGATAATTCCATAAATTTAAGGAAAATGAGAATCCTTATTAAAACCTGTTTCCTCAATTGATTCAAATTTTGTGTTATCAATAAAATTAAAGAGATCTTCATTTAATTCTTGGTTTACTTCTTTAACATAATTATCTCTCAGTTTTTTGTCTTCCTCATTCTGCATGTCATAAAGCATACTTCTAAATTCCTTATGCTTGTCCCTATCGCAAATAAATTCATAAGCAATTAAAAAAATGCATTCGGGCGAGCATACACGCAGATAGCAAATAGTAAACAAATCACCTAATTGTACAGGCCATATTTCGCAATTTTTTCCACATACGATACAAGGTTTAGTATTCAATTATATGTCCTTATTAGTAAAAAGAAAAAAGAGATCTTCATTTAATTCTTGGTTTACTTCTTCAACATAATCATCTCTCAGTTTTTTGTCTTCCTCATTCTGCATGTCATAAAGCATTCCTCTAAATTCCTTATGCTTGTTCCTATCGCAAATAAATTCATAAGCAATTAAAAACATGCATTCGTGTGAGCATACACGCAGATAGCAAATAGTAAACAAATCACCTAATTGTACAGGCAATATTTCGCAATTTTTTCCACATACTATACAAGATTTATTATTCAATTTAATGTTTCTCCTAATTTTTTTAGAAAAATATATAGTGATATGAATTTACTTTTTTTTCAATAGGTTTTCATTATTTCTTTCCTATAGATGCAATTTCCCTGTATATGGAGTCTATTTGATGATCTTCAAGATCATCGCTCTCCTTTGCTTCCAATGATTTCCTATCATGCACAAACAAAGATATGGATTCACTAATAGTTTTGTTTTCTGTAATCAAACCCGTTTTAAATTCTTTCCATAATTCTCTAGGCGGAATTATCCAAATTACTTTTACCATATCGGTTCCAGGATATGCTTTAAATAACATGCTATTTGTTTGTGCTTTAGGTTTAGTTAACCTAGGTTGCCAAATTAATCTTTTATTTATTCCATCATCATCGGTTCTAGCATGCGCAAAGATGTAAAAAGGATGATTTCCAAAAGGTCTTTGATCTATTAAATTTTGACAACATTCACTAATGTTAAAGTCTTTATTTTTGAAATAAGTGTACCTATCATGTGTTTCTAAACGATCTATTTTCATATATTCCTTTACCAAATTAAAATTTTGATTTATAAATTAATATATAAATTAAAATTTTAATTTTATCCAGGAGAATACATGACAGCGGATACGGAAAATTCAGTAGTAGAATCCCCAAAAAATGACAAAGAACTAAATTTTAGAGCTTTAGAATCTAGACTTAAGCAAGAAAGAGAAGCTAGATTAGAAGCTGAAAGAAAAATTGAAGAGATATCCAAAAGGTCTCAACAAATAGAAGATGAAGAAGACGATTCTGAACCTTATGTTAATTCTAATAAGTTAAAGAAAACATTAAATAAGTTTGGTCAAACGACCCAATCAGAAATTCAAAAGGCTATGGAAATAGCTAAAATGACTGCTAAAGAAGAATTAAAACAAGAGATGTGGTTAGAAAACAATCCTGATTTCTACGACACCTTAAAACATGCCGAAAAATTTGCTTTGAGAGCACCTAAATTAGCCGATGCCATTCTTAAGATGCCTGAAGGATTCGAAAGGCAAAAACTTGTATATCAAAATATTAAAGAACTGGGCATTGATAGACCCGAAAAAAAGAACTCCTCTATTCAAGATCAAATAGATGGCAATAAAAAAAATATGTACTACCAACCGACAGGTATTGGGACAGCTGCATATAATTCTAATGATGCGGATTTTAGTTCGGAGGGACAAAAATCGGCATATGAAAAAATGCAAAAACTTAAAAAAAGATTAACAAGCTTTTAAACAAAAGGAAATTTTATGAAAATTTTAATATCATTGAGTTCAGTTATATATATGCTACTTGCTCAAAGCTGTAGTATAAGCAAAGAACCTGTAGTTGATCAAACTATAAAAAAAGAGACTCATACTAAAAAATATGCTCATCCTGTAGATCCTCATAACAATAATCATACAGTTGAACATAAAATTGTTCATTCTTTTCCGCTTTATCATTTACCTTCTCAAACTCATCATTTTCCTATACAACATCAAGCGCCAAGTGTTCATAATATTATTGTTCCTCCTGCACCCGCTCCGCATTACAATATTTCCATTCCTCAAGGAGAACATCCGACTTGTACAGTGATTAGACCTAAAGTGGCGGCTCCAGTTCAACAAGTACATGTAAATCCATAAATTCAAGTCTGGGGACAATTTGTCCCCTTCTTAAAAAAACTTAAGAAAAATGTTTTTGTAATAAATATGAAATGTGAAAAATGTAAAAAAATATATTTTCATAAACATAGTCAGCAAGGAGGTTATGTAAATAGTTACTGGTTTTGTAATTATTGCATTCAAAAATTTGACAAATTAAATATTTAAATTTACAATTCAATTACGCACGCACAAGCGTCATGTGTATTCGCGTTAGAAAGGTTCGCAACTTTCGCAAAGATATGACGAGAATAGATGTAGTTAGGTTCGTCTACCGATCATCATATCATGGATAAAATGTTAAGTTTTTTAACAAATGTTAGGTTTTCACACATAATAATGTGACAATTTAAAACATAAATTAAATACATGCATTTTGTCATAACATGATAATGAATAAAGTTTTCATACATGACATCACAGATAACAAATTCAAGTTCATTAGGTCCTCTCATACTCCATAGTCTTGCACCGGCTATGTTGTATGTGCCAACTCCTACTATGAACTATATCACCGTTTGCGATAAGGTTTCAATGCCTGCTCACGGTGGTACTACAATTAGATTTATGAGGCCAAGAGCCTTAATACCGCCCACAATTCAATTGGGTAATTCTGGAATAGACCCCCCCGCACAGGTCCCACAACGCGATATAATCGATTGCCAGACGTCCTGGTTCGGCACAGGGTGTGTAGTAAACGAGCAAGTTATTTTACAGGATCAAGAAGGCGTTTTAGCATGGATTTCTGAAAGACTGGCTGTTGCCATGAGACAGGCAGAGGATCTAATTTTACGTGACTATATAGTTTCAGCAGCTAGCCAATTGATGGCTGGGGGGGGAAGCAATTCTGATAATCCCACTAATTTGGGAATATCCGATTTTAGCCTTGCAGCTGCAACGTTAGACACTAATAGTGCCTATAAGTTTGTTTCAGGTATAGAGGGAATGGATAGATTCGGTAAACTTTGTGCCGAATTAAAACCTTGGGTAATTGACTTGGAGTGCCTAGCTGCATAGCAGTAGGTTAACAAGGCGGAAGCGAAAGCACCGTGAGAGACTAAACCCTGAGGACTTCTTGTAAGAAGTATGTGATAGTCCGAGCTCGGAATATAAATAAAATCCGAGAAGTAAGCAGAAATGACTTACTCGCCTAGAAATAGGTAGTAACAAATTGACAGGTCCTGTACGAGCCTCCTATTTCATGCTTTCTAGCACTGAAATACAAACAGATTTTGATGCCTTAATTGGACAAGGATTTAAATCACAATGGGATTACGCTTCAAACACCTCTGCATTGCCGTCAGAATACGGAAATGTGTTTAACATTCGTATTTTAACTAGCTCTGAAGCGCCTGTAGCAAGGGGAGCATCAGCAAATGGTCAAGATGTTTACTATAATACAGTATTAGGTAAACAAGCTGTTACTCATGTTTCCCAAGACGGCGTAAGTATGAAGCTTATCTATCGTGACCAATACTACAGCGGTATGTTAGCGCAAAATTGCAGTATTGCCGTAAAATTTTGCCAAGCACAAGCTTTAACTCAAGATACGGCCATACGTAACGTATTGTCAACACGATTAAGCACATTAGGAGGTCCATAATGTCTGAATATAGCAGAATCATTACGGGTCAAGTTACCTCTAATGGAGGTCAAACACTTGTTATTTTACCTTATACGCCTAATTTTATTGAGATTGACAATCAAACAAGAGCGGTTGCAGGAGCTGGAGTAACAAGCGCTAAATATTATACTGATTGTGGCCAAGGATCTGCTTTCTTAAATACTTTTGGCACAGGAGCGCAGTTTATTGCCCCTGTAGGAGGTACAAGCAGCTCAGGTTTAACTAGTGGTACAGGTTTTACAACCATTCAAGCGGCTTTATCATTTCAATATGGTCCGGTTGTTCAAAATGGTGGAAGCCCTGTTTCTGCATTCTCGATTAGCAAAGCTAATCCGGCTGTAGTTACCACTACCGGAAACCATGGATTAACTACCGGTCAATGGGTTGTATTTAGCAATTTAGCTGAAACTTCTTCAACAGGTATGCAACAAATTGCAGGTATTCCATTTATGGTAACCGTGCTATCAGCTACTACTTTTAGCATTCCATGGAATACTAACCAATCCAATTACACGGCTTTCAATACTGCTACATCTACTAATAACGTAGGGTCTTATAAAACAATTTTATATCCTGTTTTATATGCTCCAAATGTGGCTTATATAAGTGCTTTAACTTTAGGTTCAACTACTACTGTGGTTACGACTGCTCCAGCAAATTTTCAAATCGGTCAAGAAGTGGCCTTTAGAATTCCTAGCGCATGGGGAACCACTCAATTAAATTCTTTACCAAATAATTTAATTCCTGGATCGCCTATTTATGGATACGTTACTTCGGTAACTAATAGCACAACGTTTGTTGTAAATATTAATTCGACTGCTTACACAGCGTTTAATAGCAATCAACCTTATGCTTCTTATCCGGGTCAAAAATTCCCTCAAGTTGTAGCTGTAGGTGATGTAAATACAGGAGGCTTGCAGATTTCTGCAGGTTCTGCTTTATATCCATCTCCTCAAGTCTTTAATGGTTATGTGTCCAGCACAACAGTTGGCGCAAATACTATTAATGGACCTGCAATCCAAGGAGCTTTTGTTAATGCTACTTTCCAAGGTTTTATAATTGGAGCTGGTATTAGCGGAACTTCTGGGGATTTAATAGATTTCTATGCAGCTTTAAGCGATACAAATTATTAGTTTTTTGGATCAATTTCCCCATTATTTTTAAAATAATGGGGTTATAATTACAAAGAGATTTTATGAGCATTTTTCCAGGGCCTACACCTCCTTTTACTAACCCTCCTATTCATCCTGAATATTTTCAACCTTCGCAATTTTTTATTGAAAATATAATTTTGGGAAGTGAAACCACGGTTTTTACCACTGTTAATCATAATTATGTCATTGGACAACAAGTGCGATTAAATATCACTCAATTTTCAGGTTGCAGAGAATTGAATCAAAAAACAGGCATAGTTTTATCTATTCCCTCATTAAATTCAGTGGTTTTAAACATAAACTCAAGCATAAATGTGAGTGCTTTTATACCAAATACAAGGCCTACTCAATCGCAAATAGTAGCTATCGGTGATATAAATACAGGTTATATTAGTACTACAGGTACATATATACCTTTGGTTACCATACCGGGAAGTTTCATAAATATTTCACCTTGAAGTTTACAGATGAAAATATATTGAAAATTGCTTATTTTAAAATGAAAAATATAATTACAAACACGTAAAATATGTCACAAAAATACAAGTCTTTTTATGAGAAAGAGATGGAAAAAGTTAAAACACAGCTAAAATTATTCGAAGAAGATGTTAAAAACTTAACTTTAGACAGGATGAACCAAGCTCCTGTTTTAGAACTTCATAAATATTCAACCAAATTAAAATTTTAAATTTACAGATGCAAATATATTGAAAATTGTTTATTGTAAAATTAAAAATTTAATTACATATAGGTAAAGTATGTCACAAAAATACAAGTCTTCTTCCGAGAAGGAAATGGAAAAAGTAGAAACTCAATTAAAAGCATTCGAAGAAAACATCCAAAGCTTAAATTTAGATAGAATGAATCAAGCTCCTGTTTTAGAAACGGAGCCTCAAACTAAGATTTCTCAAAAAGATTTAGATAAAAAAAAAGATATCTATTTAAAACCAAAAAGATCTATTGGATCTAAAGAAAGATTTAACGAAAAATTTAGATCGGAATATGAATTTTCAAAAGAATATGTATATTTTACAGCTGAAAATAACGAAATAATCGGTGAAACTATAGAATTTTGGATAAAAAATTTTGCCGGAACTCCTGCAGAAGAATGGTCGGTTCCTTGTAATAAACCTTTATGGGCTCCTAGATATGTCGCTGAAAAAATAAAAGGTTGTAGATATCACAGGATGCGAACAGAAGATACCGTTACATCAAACGAAGGAGATAAAAAATATTATGGTGCAATGGTAGTTGATCACACTATTCAACGTCTTGATGCAAAGCCTGCTACAAAACAAAGATCAATTTTCATGTCATCAAATGATTTTCCAACTGAAAAAAAAATTTCTGTTAATTCTTAATTTTACAAATTTAGGAATTTATATTGAACACTTTGAACGACATACTAACCTATATCAGGCGTATAATTAAAAGTCCATCATCTACAGAAATAACAGATATTTTATTGATTGATTATATCAATAGATTTTGGATTATGGATGTAGATGCAAGAATACAGTTGTTTGATCTTAAGACTACCTATCAGTTTCAAACCACACCAAATCAAGATCAGTACAACATGCCATTGTATAGTATTCAGTCGCAAAATCCCGGCAATACGAATCAACAATATGTTTCTTCCTATCCTGTATATCAAGGTTTTTTTGATCCAATATATGCAAATGGAATAAGACTTAATTTTAGCACTGAGAAGACTCATTTGCTAAATTATTGGTCTAATTACGCTACAAATATTATAGTTGGACAAGGAAATGGTACTATTGGACCTTACACATTTCAAATACCTTATGCGCCTAATTTGCAAAATACTCCTAATCCGATTGCTTCGGGACTGATGCAAGGTCATATCGATATCACAGGAATTATATCGATTATTAATAATGGCGGCCCTAATATTGATCCTCCTCAGGTTACTCCTGCTCAAATAGCTAATCTGCCTACGAGTATTTCTAACGGAACCAGTTTTTGCCAAGTTGTACCTACGACAAGTTTATTTCCAACGGTTTATTTTATATCGACAGGTATAGATGGAACTAATGTTCAAGTTTGTGATAGTGGACAATATCTTCAAGGAAATACAACTTATGGATTATTAATTCAACCGGGTTCAGCGCCTTACGGTAATTTACCTTTAACAGGAAATACAGCGACTCCTAACGCTCAATACTCTATCACTCAAAATACGATTAATTTTAATACAGGAATTGCTCAAAACGTTTATTTTCCTGCTATTATTCCTCAAGGTCAAAATATCTATTGTGAATGCACTTATATTAATCCCGGTTGGCCAAGATCCGTTTACTACTATAATAATGTTCTGCAATTTAGAACGGTTCCCGACAAACAATATCTTATAGAAGCAAGTGCTTATTTAACTCCAGCAGCTTTTTTTAATACAGCTAATGCTATTCCATTTGCTTACATGGCTGAATATATAGCTAGAGGAGCCGCAAGAAAAATATTGTCTGATACAGGAGATATAGAACAGTTCATGTTTTATGAACCTTTATTTAAAGAACAAGAATATTTAGTTTGGAAACGATCACAAAGACAATTTACCAGTACCAGAACACCCACCATTTACTCGGGAAATAATCGATCAAATGGTGGTCATTATGGTGGTTATGATTCTTGGTAGGTAATTTTATATTATCATTATCATTTTTAATTTAAAATAAGGAAAAGTTAAATTTTATGACTTTCACTAATTATCAATATTATCCTACAGTTCCATACGGTCCCAACTATCCCGGTGACGATCAGCCTTTAATGCAAACAAATACGGCTAACATAGCCGGTATTTTCGCACAAGATCATGTAGGTTTTAACACTGCAAATGGTGGAATTCATACGGTAGTTCATTTTCAAACTCAAACATTTATTCCTCCTCAAACTAATCCTGCTACAGGAGAAATGTATACAGGTGTTCCTTCCGGTGATACAGATGCACAATTATTTTATAAAAGCCCTAACAATGTAATTACTCAATTAACAAGTAGTATACAAGATGATTCATTGGATGGTTATGTTACCTTACCCGGAGGCATAATTCTTCAATGGGGAACTAAAACAAATTCAGGTAGCTCAGGAACGGTAACATTTTCTACACCTTACCCAAATAATTGTTTTAATATACAGTTAACTCCACTTACTGGTTCAGCCAACAGACCTTGTAGTGTTTTGTCTTATAATGCAATTGATTTCACTTATCTTATAAATTCCGGCGATGCAGGGGCTTCTATGTTTTGGTTTGCTATAGGAAATTAAATCATGTCGGATCAAATTTACATAGGAGACTTTGCAAAGGGTCTAAAATTAAATAGAGCGCCTTTTGTTATCGATAATGACTCATTCCCTTTCCTATTCAATTTTTATGCTTGGCGAGGCCGTATAAAAAGAAAACGAGGCACTTCTTTAGTAGGTCAGTTACAAGTTCAAGTTCAATCAGTTGCTGCAAATCCTTTAAATTATCAATACGGTCCTATTACTTTGACGGGCGGAGAAGCCAATTTACTTGTTTTCCTTGGATTATCACCTTCACCCAATACAATATCTGGAATAACCAACGCAAATCCGGCAATTGTAACCGTTACTGCAAATAATTTTACCATCGGACAAACCGTTAATGTGGTGGATGTTCAGGGGATGACACAAATAAATGGTGGTTATTATACCATTTTAAGTAAAACTACCAATACTATAACTATAAATGTAAATACAACTTCTTTTGGAACTTATACAAGTGGTGGACATGTTTATGTAGCAGCATCGGAAACGATAGTTCCCGGATCTATAAGTTTAACCGATGGAACAAATACCTACACTGAACCTACAACACGTAATGGTACATTGATTGGAAATCCTACGGGAACAGGAACTATAAATTATGCAACAGGTGAAATTACCACTACTACAGGGACAACATTAACAGGAACTTTTTCCTATAATCCTGCTTTACCCGCTTTAGGTTTAAGAGATTTAGTACTTCCAACTATTCAAACGACTTTGCTATTTCCCGAGTTATTGGCGTTTGATACGACATACAGTTATCAAATATTTAGTGGAAATTTTTATAATGTAACTTTTTATAAAACAAGTGGAGTTCCTTTTTTCTGGTCTGCACCTGATTATCAATTATTTTGGACAGAAAATTATCAAGGTGCTCTTTGGGCAACTAATAATAAACCCGGTTTTAACTTTTTAAATGGAACTTATGTTTCAGGATCGGGAAGTGAAAATATTACCTTTAACTTTACATCTAATGGATTAAATTTTACGACTCTAGTGGTTGGAGATGTTTTATTTTTCAATGAATGGAATACCGGAGGCTCTAACTTAAATCTATTAACTGCTACAGTGAGTTCAATAGCAGGGGCTGCCAGTGGAAATTATGTTGTGCATTTTACTCAAAATCAAACAGTTACCGGAACCGGTATTGTTCAAATGCTCACAAATACAATACCCGGACAGGATGGTATAAAGTGGTATGACGGAGATCCTACAAATCACACGGGATTACCTATTAATTCAGGAAATGGATGGGTAAATTTCGCCCCCCCCCTTACTTCATTACAAGTAGCAATCGATGATTTACCTCAAGCTACCTATTATTTAGTAGGTGCATTAGCAATCGTGGCTTTTAAAGACAGATTAGTATTTTTTAGTCCTTGGATTCAAACAAGTTCAGGTGCGCCCATTCAATTATATGATACGGCTATATGGAGCTGGAACGGAACACCTTATTATACTGTAAGTAATTTAGCAACTAATTCATCTCCTGGTACAGCAATTTTAGTACCCACAAATCAAACCGCAGATCAAAGAGCCTATAATGTTGATCAAACAGGTTTTGGAGGTTATCTTTCAGCGGGTGTATCACAACCTATTAAAACTATAACAAATAATGAAGATGTCATTTTAGTCGGATTTGGCGGAAGTGGAAGAAAAACCCGCTTTGTTTATACAGGTGACGATATTCAACCCTTTTTGTTTTATAATATAAACTCCGAATTACCCTCTACTTCAACTTTTTCGGCTGTTTCTTTGGATAAAGGTGGTATAGACATTGGTACTTTTGGAATTTGTATAACCGATCAACAAAGTTCGGAGCGTATTGATTTAGAAATTCCTGATGCTATATTTGACATACAAAATTTAAACAATGGATTGTTAAGAGTCAATGCAGCAAGAGATTATTTAAATGAATGGATTTATTTTGCTTATCCTGTAAGTAATAGTCCTTGGTCATATCCTACACAAACTTTACTTTTAAATTATCGAGATAAAACATGGGCTGTATTCTATGAAAATTTTACCTGCCATGGTTATTATCGGCCTGTATCTAAATATAATTGGAAAACCATTCCATATCCTTCTTGGCAAGCTTGGAGGGTACCTTGGAATGCTGGTGTCAACTACCCTTTAACTCCTAATGTAGTAGCAGGTACACCGCAAGGATATATTTTAAATAAAGGTCAACAAGGCGTTGGAGAGGCCAACTCATGCACTATTCAAGCTATAAGCAATAACAACGGAAGTATACAAATTACTAGTAACAATCATTGTTTATTAGCTAATAATCCAAATACTTCAAGTTCTTCACAAGTTCAAGGAGATTATATCCAATTGAATGGAATTTTAGGTATGACAAGTTTAAATGGTGTCATTTGCATGGTTACAGATGTCATTGATGCTAATAATTTTGTCACGGACTTAAGTGTTTTAATTTATCCTATCATGCCTTATTTAGGACTGGGTAAATTCGCAAAATTATCTCAGCCTTACCTTTTGACTAAGCAGTTTAATTTTTATTGGGAAAATGGCAGAAAATGCCGATTAGGAGTGCAAAAATATCTTTTAGATAGAACCGCATTAGGACAAATAACATTAGAAATTTATTTGTCTCAAGATGCTAATAATCCGTATAATAATATTTCAAACCCTACTGTAGATTATTCTCAAGTCTTATACACATGTCCTGAGAGTACAAATTTAGGTCTAACGCCTTTTAATGTCAATTTACAAACTCCGACCGCTTTCTCTCAAGATCAAATATGGCATAGAATGAATACATCTTTGTTAGGCGATTCAGTTCAAATAGGAATGACATTGAATGAATTTCAAATGAAAAACATGGCGTATACTCAAAGTGAAATAACCTTACACGGTATACAATTAACAATACAGGCATCACAATTATTATGTTAGTAACACCTATTCAACAAGCTTCTTATCTTAGAAATCAAAGACAATTCCCCTATGATGATTTAAAATCATTATCCCATCAAGTCGATCAGGCTTATATTGATATAGCATCTAAAGTCAATAAAAGAATCATAGGAACCTTTGCTTTAAATTTTCTGACTGTAACAGGAGAAAGATGGTTTTTTAGGGGATCGAATCAATCTCAACAAAGTTTAAGACAAATATATGAATTTACATCGACAGGTAATATTGCTCATGGTTTAACTTGGGAGGCAGTATCACAAATAAGCCCTAGAAGTTATGGAACTTTTACCGATGGGACTAATTGGTATGGAGCTATTTATGCAAGTAATACAACTATTGCGGGTCAAGTTTCTTTTTATATAACTCCTACTAATATAGTCATTGTTGCAGGTGCAGGAGCTCCAACTATTGTAAATGGAACTATTGTATTAGAATATATATCAAATTTTTGAAATAATGTTATTATTTGGGAAAAGGAGTGTTTTATGAATTCAATGATGGGAAATACAAATGCAGCAGGAAGAGCTTTACAAGGGAATGCTGCGGGTTCTAAATATATGGTAGGCGGAAAAGCTCCTAAAGGTTATAAAAACTTTCAAAATTTTGATCCTCAAATGATGGAACTTTTTCAAAGTTTATTTGGACATTTAGGTCCTGATAGTTTTTTATCTAGATTAGCAGGTGGTGATCAAGAGGGTTTCGATGAAACGGAAGCACCGGCATTAAGGCAATTTCAAGGATTGCAAGGTCAATTAGCTTCAAGATTTAGCGGTGCAGGAATGGGAGCACGAAGAGGCAGCGGATTTCAAAATTCTTTAAACCAACAAACATCCGATTTTGCTCAAGATTTGCAATCCAAGAGGCAGCAAATGCAGATGAATGCTTTGAGAGAGCTTATGGGTTTTAGTAACGATCTGCTTAAACAACAACCCTATAGTTTGATTAAAAAGGATAGACAGCCTTCTTTCATGGATTCAATCATGTCTTCCGCTGGACAAAATATAGGACAAATACCAGGTGCAGCAGCTAAATGGGCTATGGGAGGATTCTAATGGTTCAGATTATTGATGAAAATAGACGCCCTAGTAAATGGTCATTATTAGGACAAGGAATTGCTGAAGGTTCTAAAAATTTTGTAAAAGATTTTGGAAATCTTATTCAGGAACATCAGAAAGAAAAAAAACTTTTGCAACAGGTTCAGAAAGAAAATGAAGTCTTACAAAAAAAATTTCCTGATATAAATTTCTCTGCTATTAAAGATCCTAAAATGCGCCAAAAACTTGTTGAGCAACTTCTTAAAGGCGAGTTAGACAAAGAAAAACATAAAAGAAATATCTCTTCCTTTGGTGACAAATATAAAAGCCAATACGATGCTAAGTATAGGGCTCAATTAAATCTAATGAATACATTAGATCTTGGCAATGTTTTTAATGATAATGAAGACAATCAGAATGGTTTTAATCCTCAATATTTTAATGATCAAAATTCAAATGAAGAACAATCATTTAATCAAAACCCTAATTTTCAAACTCAAAGCCAACAATCGAAGTTAATTCCTCAAAAGAAGATTGCTCAAATGGCTATGGTAAATCCCGCTGTAGCCGATAAAATGCAAAAATACAATGACCAAATAAGAGATGAAGCTAGACATAAGGAGAATATTTCAGAAAAAAGATACATGCAAAACAGGAAAGAAGAGACTGAAATTTCTAAACCTGTTCTTTTAGAACTCAATCAAGCAAGAAAAAATATTCCTTTTCAAGAGCAAGCTATAGAAGATATTAAAAATGCTTCTCAGGAAGTTTCTGGTTTAGATTATATAGCTGATCTTACAGGTTTTGAACCTTTAAGATCTCCTGCGGGTGCTAAATTAAAAACAGCCATTAAAGACTTTTTCTTATCAGATTTGACCCGCGTAGGTTCCAGACCTAATATGTGGATTGAACAACAATTAAACGAAGCATTACCCAAAATTGGACGTTCTACAGAAGCTAATTTAATTACTGCCGAAGGGATGCAATTTAAAGTAGATTTAGCAAAGAAAAGAATAGAATTAATTGATGAACTAGCCGAAGAAGATAGAAAAAAATATGGATTTGCTAAGGCGGATATTGATTCAAGAGCTAATAAATTAATGAAGTCTTATGTAATGGATAGGCAAAAAGTATTAGAAAAGAACATTGTAAAAATACAAAAAGATTTCAAAGAAAGTAAAAAACCAAATACATTAAAGAAAGTCAAAAAAGGGACTATACTATCCCCTGAAATAGCCGGTGAATTTTTAGAAAAATATAAAGGCGATAGATCAAAAGCTGAGAAAGCAGCAAAGGCTTTGGGATATGAGTTCTAATCCATTCGATATTGCCCAAAAGAAATTTGAACTACCTTCTAAATTAACTACTACTTTAAACAATAACTATCAGAATTATGAAGATTTTGAAGAAGAAACGACTACTTCAAACGAAAAATCTTCTCCTTTTGATGAAGCTGAAAACAAAAGAAAACAGCCTGTTTCCTTTGAAACCTATGAAGATTTAGAAAGACAAATAGATAAATCTAAAGCCAAACTAACTTCAAGAGGAATTGAAGTAGTTGCAGGACTTCCCGGAGATGTTGTAAATTTTGTAAGAGGACTTTTTGGAAAAGAACCTCATCCCTGGCTTCCTGATAGTAAAGAGTTACAAAAATTTAGCGAAAAGATTACGGGTGGTTACACAGCTCCAGAAAATGAATTCGAACAAAAAACAGGTGAAGCATTTCAAGATATTGCCACAATGGCTTTACCTGGAGCAAAACATTATTCCATAGCTAGAAACATAGGTATTCCAATAGCAGCAAACCTTGCTAAAGAAGGTGTTAATAGAGCCGGAGGAAGTGAAAAGACTCAAAATTTTACCAAATTAGCAATAAATGTAATTCTAGATTTAATCTTACATAGAAGAGGATTAGGTACAGCTAAAGAAGTTTCTGGTAAGCTTTTTCAAGAAGCAGATAAAAAAATTCCTAAGGGTTTAAGTATTAATTCATCTAATTTAGAAAGAAATTTAACTAATTTAGAAAAAAACCTATCAATGGGTGGCTCAAGACCAGATACTGCTGAAGCTTTACAAAAGATAAGTGAAATTAAATCCCAGATTAAATATGGAAAAATTGATTTAAAAGAATTAGTAGCTTATAGACCTTCTATAAATTTATGGATAGATAAATACAAAGGTTTTGATATCGCAGTACCTGATAAAATACGTAGAAAGATTATAAATAATCTTCAAAATGTAAAAGGTGAAGTCATCAATGCAGCTGAAGAATATGGAAAGAAATACAATCCTGAATATCTAAAGTTAAGCCAAAATGCTAATAGTTCTTGGCAAGCTATTGAACAAAGTAATAAAATATCTAAATTCATAGAAAAAACCGCTTCTTCAAAAATAAAAAGTGTGGCTTTAAAATCTGTATTAGGATTAGCTGGAACAGCTGCATACGGAGGAACAGGAGTATTATTGGGTATGAGCGCAGCTACCGGATTAGGTGGAGCTGGTATGCTAGGTTACAAAGCTTTAAAAACTATGATACGAGCAAAAAATCCAGTATTATTAAAACATTACGGAAAAATATTGGAAGGAGCTGCCAAAGGTAATGCTGCTCAAGTTATTAAAAATGTAAAATTCCTAGATGATTCCTTTTTAGAAATGGAAGAAACGGGGGAGCTCTCTGCAGAAGACGATAATGATTAATCACCGCATATTAGATCTATTATAGGATATGCTACAAAAAGTATGAATATTATAAAAGCCATTTTATTCTCCTTAATTAAATTAATTATTCTATTTACTCTATTAATTAATTATATTAAATCAATATATATATTCTGTCAATATTAATTAAAATGTAAGAAATTCTGTTACATTCCATGTAAAAACCATGAATGTAAAGCCGCTTTACATCATTAATTTATTAAAAGGGAAATAAAACGTAAACACCCGAGTCCCGGCAAGGCTTTTCGGGTGTTTTAGACTCCTAAGAGTCAGCAATGAATGTTGACCTTAAGATAACAGCTATAAAATTTTGTGTCATTCTTTTTAATAATACTTTTTTTAAAATATACGCTTTTATGTTAAATTAAAAATAAAACTTTACGGAGGCGTATGTCTTTTCAACCTGGCGCAATGGTATATACTCAAGGATTTGGTTCAAGGCCTGAATCTGTTGAGGTTCCCCATGTAGATACAAGAAGTCCAACCACAGCAGACACAGGAAACGGATTTTTTGGAATAGGAAAAAGATGGATAAACACAACTGCAAATGCTGAATACACGTTAACTTCCCTTTCTTCCTCAGTACTAGCAACTACTGCTAACTGGACATCTTTGGGTACCGCAGGAGGTGTTCTAAATACATTAACAGATGGATCTGGAAGTACTGTTACTCCTGTTACAAATAATATTCAAATAGCCGGAACAGGAAATCAAATAGCGTCAACAGCAGGGAGCGGAGTTATTACCCTTTCACTTATTGGACCTTATACACCTACTACCTACACAGCACATGGAGTGTTGCTCGGTGAAGGTACATCTTCAATTAGCGCAACGGCAGCAGGAGCGACAGGACAAGTGTTAGTAGGTAATACAGGAACAGATCCTACATGGACAGGATCACCTAGCTTCAGTGGCTCAGTCACGGCTGCAACTGGACTAACTGTGACATCCGGTGGATTAACTGTTTCAGCAGGGGGAGAATCCATTACAGGAACTACTACCATCAACACAACTGGGACAGCAAGTACCACCATTGGAAATGTAAGTAGTACTTTAACAATTAATGCACCTTCAACTTTTTCGCTTGCATCCGGAGCAGGAACAGCAATTGCGGTTAACACTTCGGCAGGAACAGGCATTCCAATGACATTAACATCGTCAGGGGCAACCGTTGATGATCTTCAATTATCAGGTGGAGGTATTAAAACCGCTCCTGTAATTGTCGCTGCGGGAGCATCTCCTCAAACTGCTAACGGGCGTTTTATACAGGTAACTTTTAGCGGCGTAAGTATTGCAGCAGGAGCAACACAAACTTTTGTCATATCAAATTCTGTAGTCACCGGCGCGTCTACTGTTATCGATCTTAAATGGTATGGAGCAACTACGGCATCGGCTTTATCAATAGGCAGTATAACGCCATCAGCCGGTTCTATTTCAATTGTAATGACAAATGGAACGGGAGCCACAACAAGCACGGCAAACATAACATTTAATGTATGGGTCATGAATTAAAGGAAAAAATACATGCTTAAAAATATATCTCAACTAACTACTAAAATAAACGATAAAGAATACATTACATCATGTGATCAAGATGCATCTGTAGAGGGTTTAATAGAGCATTTGTTACAATGTCTGACATTTTCAAGACAATTATTGGAAAATGTAAAAAAATTTCAGGAAGAAAAACAAAAATCCCAAGAAAAACCTGTTGAAGAATTAAACAAAATCGAAACTTAAGAGAAAAATTATGGTTAATTTGTCATACGATCAGAGGCTTAAGTTTGATACGGAATTATCTTTAGCGGGTTCTTCATTAACCGGCTCGGCTGTATTAATAGGAACATTAATAAATGAACCCGTAGTCATTTTGGTAAAAAATCAAACTAATCAAACTGTATTTTTTGCAGATAATCCGGGCACTACAAATGGAACGCATATGGCAGCAGGCGAGGAATTTGTAATAGATTGTCGTGCTAATGCGGGAACTTCTATAAACATGGGATTTCCTCAAGGAACTAGCTTTTATGCAACAGGTTCAACAGGAACAGGAAATTTTTATGTTGGATCTCTTTACGCTTACTAAGGAACATAAATGAGTCAAATATATTTTCCAAACTCCCCCACCGGGACAATTGTTAACTCTGTTACAGGGGGGACAGGTATTACCGTTACTCCTACTACCGGCGCTGTTGTTGTATCTCTTACAAATAGTCAAGTTAATTCTGTTACAGGAGGGGCAAATATTACAGCAACACCCACAACCGGTGCGGTTGTAGTTTCAGTATCGGGAACTTTACCGATTTCAGTAGGTGGAACTAACGCTAATTCGTTTAGTACAACAAATGGAATATTAAAATATAACGGTACTTCTTTAGTTTCATCTAGTACTGCTCTTATCGACTCAAATAATATACTTTCAAATACGTCTCAACCATTTTTACAAGCAAAAGTGGGCTCAACACCTATAACAGATGCTACCGGTGATGGAACAACGCTAACAGTTGTTTACGATACAATTCAAGCTCAGTATGGAAATAATTATAACAATACTACAGGTGTATATACTTGCCCCGAAGCAGGTGTATATATTGTTATGGCTACAATCGGATGGAATAACTTAACTACAGCACACACAAGAAGTCAAATTCAATTAATGATGAATTCTAGCGCTCAAGTGGTTACCGCAATAGAAGCAAGTCCTGGAGCTTGTCAAAGTGCATTAAACGTTTATGTTCAATCTGCTCACGCCATAGGTCTAATGGGAGCCGGTGGGACTATTGAAATTCAAGGTTTTGTTGCGGGTTCTACAAAAACAGTGGGTATATTGGGAGAATATTTTGGAAATTATTCATCACTTTATATTGCAAAATTATTTTAAAGGTAAATTAAATGAATTCATCGCAACAAGCTTATGTATTATCTTCCGGAACAACTTCGGTTCTATCTACATCAGGGGTAATATTTAATAGAAATCCTACGCCAAATGACGTAAATTATCCAATAGCAAGATTGTGGTTTAATATTTCAAACGAAACGGTTTGGTATTTAAACAATCAAACAAATTTATCAGGTAATTTGCAATCTAACTGGGTGCAAATTTCTTTTGGATCCACAGCTATAATAAATGTTCCTCAAGGAGGAACCGGATCAAGTTCCTATACTCCATTTAGTATTATAACAGCAGGCGCCACTTCAACTTCACCATTACAAAACGTATCCGGTGTAGGTGTCGCCTCGCAAGTTCTGACCTCAAATGGTCCCGGCGCTTTACCCACCTGGCAAAATTCTACTGCTTCAAATGCTGTCACATCAATTACTACATCTACAGGAACATCACCCGTAATGCCTAGCTCGGGAAATATTAGTGTTTTAGGAAATGGAAGCATCACTACTTTTGGAAGTATGGCCGAGGTTACCGTAGAATTAACCGGACTTACTCAATATGATATTTTAGTTGGTCAAGGAACGACTACTATCGGACTTATAGCTCCTTCAGCTACTGTGGGTGTACCCTTGGTTTCAACTGGCGGATCATCTTATCCGGCATTTGGCACCGCAACAGTGTCGGGAGGTGGCACAGGTGATACAAGTTTTACTGCCTATTCAGTTATAACAGGCGGAACGACATCAACAGGTGCCTTGCAAAATGTTTCTGGTGTAGGCACTTCAGGACAAGTTTTAACAAGTCAAGGGCCAGGCAATTTACCAAGCTGGCAAACATCCAGTGCTTCAGGAGCTGTTACATCAATTACTACATCTACAGGAACATCACCCGTAATGCCTAGCTCGGGAAATATTAGTGTTTTAGGAAATGGAAGCATCACTACTTTTGGAAGTATGGCCGAGGTTACCGTAGAATTAACCGGACTTACTCAATATGATATTTTAGTTGGTCAAGGAACGACTACTATCGGACTTATAACTCCTTCAGCTACTGTGGGTGTACCCTTGGTTTCAACTGGCGGATCATCTTATCCGGCATTTGGCACCGCAACAGTGTCGGGAGGTGGAACAGGTGATACAAGTTTCACACCATTTAGTTTAATAGCAGGTGGAACCACTTCAACAGGACAATTTCAAAGTTTAACTACAGGCATAGCAGGACAATATTTAGTTTCTACCGGTCCAACTAACATACCGCAATGGCAAACTGTTTCACCTTCGGGTCAAGGAGTAAATGTAATTGTTTTTGGGGGATCAACAGGAGGACCGGGAACTTTTACCTATACGCCAAGCGCCGGAATGACATCTATTATAGTTGAAGGAATAGGATCGGGGGGATATGGAGGCGCAATACCCGCAACACCGGCGGGTAGTTATGCCGTAAGTGGAGGAGGAGCTTCCGGAAGTTATACAAAAGGTTATATGCCTGCTTCGGTTGTTGGAAGTTCACAACCGGTTGTAATTGCAGCAAGTTCAAATAATCCAAGTAGTGGTATTACTTCTACATTTGGAACAGGAACCGCAACTATAAATTTTGCAGGCGGTTCAGCTGCTCCCACGGGTTTTTATTATACATCGGGAAGTTTTCCTCAAGTAGCTCTAGGAGGCAAAGGCATTGCCGGCAGTTATGGATCAGGTGTAACACCTATGGTATTAACAGGTTGTAATCCGGGAGGTTTTGGATTTATATATGGAACAGGACTTGTGATTGCAGGAAATGGAGCCTCCGGAACATATGTAAGTGAAACTTCTGGAGGTACTATAATAAATGGAACTACTACGGCTCCAATTGGTAGTAATGTAAGTGGTGCAGGACCAGGAAATGTTTATTATTCTGCTTCAACACCATCCACAGGAATTTCAGGAATTGCTGGAACTTCCGGAGTTATAATTATTACCGAATATTTCTAAACCCATTTCTTTTTATTTGTTAAAATGAAAGCTTTTGGGTCTTGTTGAAACACATGATAATATTTATTAAGAAAATATTTAGCTTCTTCCAGGCTTGAAAAAGTTTTTGCAAAACCGATGTAATTTTTTCTCATTCTTATTTGAAATCTTTTACCAAGAGAATTCGTTCGTATTGCCACATTAGGAGTTTTCATAATTTAATTTTTCTTAATTGTTGCATAGTTTTAAATAAAAAAGTATATATATAGTAACCTTCAACAACAAGGGGTGTGTATGGCTCATTATATTTTGCTTGATAGTTTTTCTGATGCCAACTTTTCATCGAGATGGTCTGATTCTTCCAAATTTTTAGCTTATGGAAGATTTTTAAATAAAAATGGAAAATTCGTAAAATTTAGCGAACCATGCACAAAATATCAAGTAGCTATTAAAAAAGAAAGATCTTTTACCATCGGAGAAAGAGTCGAAAGAGCTATAGAAGGGATATTCTATACATTATTTACTTTAGGATTTTCTCTTTTTTCAAATAAATGTAGAAAACTTTTTACAGATGAAAAAAAAGTTTTAAGATTTGCTATTTTAGTAAAGGACGAAAAACCTGAACTTAACATAAATAGAATATCCAATACTGTAAACGATAGATTTTTCCTATAAAAACTAACTAACTTATAGAGTATGATTAAACTCATACTCTATAAATAAAAAGAGAATTTATGCCCTTATTAAAAGGCGAAAAAGCTAAAAGTAAAAAAGGCCTATCAGAAAATATAAGAAGAGAAGTAAATGCAGGAAAAGGCGTAAAACAAGCTGCTGCAATTGCTTATTCAATTGCTGATAAATTAAAGAAAAAAGGAAAATAAAGTGGATAAGTCATATAAAAAACTAGTAGGTAAAGAAAAAGCTCTAGAAAAAGATACCATGAAAGTAGTTAAAAAAGACAAAGAAAGAGATAAAATGGTGGATAAAGCCAAAAAAATGAAAAAAGGTTGTTAAATTTACCTAAGTCGGGGGCTATTATATAACCCCCTATAATGAAATATTTATTCCATCATCTCTTCCCAATAAGAAAGAGGTTGAAAAAGATCAAAAATTTCTTTAGCTAATTCACTTTCGGTTTCAATAGATTTTCTTAAACAATCATTAAATGATTGTTCAAGTTCTTTTGAATTTTTTCCATTACCAAAAATCATTTTCTTTGCTTTTGGTAAAAAAACACCTCCCATCCATTCTTTTTTTGTAGGATCAAAATATGTTGGAACCATTAAATAAACAATTCCCTCATCACTCATTAATCTAAGTTGCATGTAACTATCTGTGTCGTTTATAATTCTCATATTTTTTTAACCTTTAACCAAAACATTTTCATAAAACTCTTTCATACCGTAATGATATTCAGCCCAGTTTAAATAATGTTTAATTTCATTCCATTCATTAATGCAATCGATTCCATATTGACAGAAAAAAGCTAATAATCCTTGAGTTAATTTACTTAACGGTGTGCCCTTTGGAAGGGTAGCCATAAATGTTACCCAGCACCATATAGATAAATCTCTATCCGTTTTTCTAGGAATTGCCCAACATAAATTACTAGCTAAATTTGTATATTGATCACCTGCATTTTTATGATATATAATTTTTTGATTAAAATCCTTTTTTTGATTCGCTGTTAAACAACGAATATCAAATATTTCATCAATTATTTTTTCTATATCTTTTTCATAAGATGGAATAACCTCAAAGGCGCTTACACTACTAATTAAAAATAAGCCTGCAAAAGTAAGAGCAAATATTATGGCTCCTTTGAAAAGCACCATTTTAAGCGGAAGCGTTCTATAACAAAACATATGAATTAAACTGCATACACTTGAAAGAATAAGATTTTTTTGCATTATGGCACCTTTAGGGTTACTTCTATATAACATTTGTTACCAACTTTCATTTTTTTTAACAACTTTCTACGCAAAAGAAATTTAATTGTTTTTTCATCAACTTTTAATTTTTTGGCTGCTCCTTCTATATCATATAAGTTTTCAGGAATCTTTTTTTTCATGAATTCTTATTTTTTATTTCATATATTGTTTCTATAATATGT